GCACTTAGGCTTCTTTGATTGGGAAGTCGGAGCAGCACATACAACAGGTGTTAGTGAAGCAGGTCATTGGCGTCAGAAGATCCTTGACATGTACTTTAAAACTATTATGCTACAACAGTGGACTAACTTCACGCGTGCAGCACGGGCAGGTATTGCTGGTGATTTTATAGCTGATCATTTATCTACGCTAACTGCAGCCCGTGAAACAGGTGTATTCACTAATGAGGCAGCTGAAGCAGAAGAGGCTTTGAGAAATCTTGGTTTAGATCCTAATTTTATGGTTGACTATGTTACCGGTAAAGGTATTTTTAGAGATGCTGAAGGAAATCATATTCCTCCTACGCCAGAGCAAGATAAATACTTTCAAGATTTAATGAGAGACGGGGCGTTTAACTTTGTTAACGAAGCAGTGGCACTTCCACAAGCAGCTAATAGACCTAAGATCTTTCAAGATCCAAGGTTTGCGTTGTTTACCCAGTTTCAAGGCTTTATCGCAACGTTTACTGCTAACCACATTCCAAAGATGTGGGGAGAGTACATAGTTCGTGGTACTCCAGCTATGAAGTACAACATGTTTGCTGTAGCTTCAACTATGATCTTAATGGGATTTGTTTCTCAACATCTAAAAGACTTGCTTAAATACGGAAAGACTACTCCATACTTTTCCGGTATGGACTATATTAGAAGAGGTGTAGGTGCTAGTGGATTGCTAGGTACTAGTGAACGTGTAATTGACTTCATGTTTCCAATGTACGAAGAGCGTTATAAGACTAATATTGGTTGGGCGTTTGGAACTATTTCAGGCGAATCAGCTGCAATCTCCAAGGCAGTTAGAATAGGAGATATAGCTTATGATGTTGGTAGTGGAGAAAAAGATCTATCTTACGGTATTGTAAGACTGTCGCCGCTATTCCAAGTTACTGAGCAATTAACTAAGAACTTACCACAATGGAATTTTGGAGGTCCTAATGGCAATTAATGTAACGTCTACAGCGACTCAACAAGAGGCTGCGGCCGAACAGGCGGCTTTAGCTGAGCAGAAGCTTAAGCTAAGACCAAAGACTGTTATCGAGCGGTTAGCTGAAAGGGGTCCAGCATCTTTACAGTTGCAAGACAGTCCAGTTCCTGTACAATCTGCACAATCAAGTGTTCAAGACCTGGCGCGTGCGGCCGCTGCGTCAGGCGCTGCAGCTGAAGCTCCAACTGGATTTGAATTACCAGACAATAGACGTGGTAGTCCTGTAAATCCAGCCGACATGCAACGGCAAATGCAAGAAAGCCGTCAGCTTATGGAAGATCGCAGATACGCTTTAGAAGCTATAAGTCAGCGAGAAATGGAGCGTCAGCCAGCTTTATCTGAGATTAGACCAGACGTAGCAGAGTTTAATACCGACGCTATAACTAATGATGGTTTTGGAGAGTCTATTAAAAGATCAGACAGATTTACAAGACTTTTTCAAGAACCTACATTAGAAGAAACTGGGGCAAAACTAGGTGGTGCGTTTCTTACTAAAAGAGAAACTGACGAGGTTTTAGTCGCATCAGCTGCGCTCGGTGCTGGTCCTGCTGAGGTGGGTATAAATCCGTTATCTATAAAAGGCACTTTGTTTGATCAAAACGGTTTTAACGCGGGAGTCTTAACTGAAAACGGTTTAACTCAAGTTAGCCCTAATTTCGCAAGAACTATGGGATTAGTAACAGAAGCCTGGATAGGTAAAAACCAGGTCTTTAATAAAGAAGACGCAGATCCAGCTACGGCAGTTGAGTTTGGCCAAGAAGAGTCTGAAAGATTGTCTACTCCTGAAGGAGCTATTAAACGTGGAGTAGGAAACTCAGACTTGGGTCGCCAAATTTTTAGAGCTTGGAAGCGTGAACAAAATTTAGCAGAAGGACGGCCAACAGACGATTATAACGAGTCAACTGTAAGCAACGACCAGTTTGAGTTTATAGGAACTCTTGCTAAAGAGATGTATAGCGCGGCAAACCCAGAGTTTTATGAACGAAATCCTAGTACTGACGGAAAAACTGTTGAGTTTACAGTTACCCCGGCTGGCCAACTTGCCATTAAGCGAGCCGAAGAGTCTGCTCCTAGCGCTTTTATAGGACAAGAAATCCCTCCTTCTACTGCTCCTAGAGCTGTACTTCAAAGGCTTGGAGAAGGAGAGGCTAGAACTATTCGTAAAACCAGAACTACAAGCGTAGTTAATAGACGAATAAAGCGTGTTGAAGATGCTAGAAAAAATATGAACGCTGTATCTCACGTTGTAGATCCTTTACGCAGGAAAATAGTCTATCAGTTAGCTACTGAGGCTCTTGTTGCTATAAAACGAGGTGAAACCTTACCTAAGTTAGGAGACTTATTTGATATTGGACCAGCTAAGATGCGGTCTTTTCAAGGAGAGTTGGCTAAAAAACAGGCGCTTAACGAGCCGATGGACGGCTATGACCCACGATTTGAAATGGAAAAGCAAATTGTTAGGTTTTTAGAGTTCTTAAATACTTCAGCTCGATACAGCAATAGAGCTAATCATCTTGACTTTGTTGTACAAGAACTTCAAACTCGTATGCATGTTGCTCAAAACCGCTTTAATCCACAAGGAAATCCGTGGATGAGGTTTATTACCGGCGGCGGCAAGCCTACAAAGATAGATCCTAAAGCAGGAAGTGAAGCGCATCTTATGTTTAAAGAGATGATGGCAAAGTACTTTATACCTGAAGGTAAAAAGCTTTTACCAGAAGAAAGAGTAAAAGCCTTTGATCGTGAATGGGCAGCTCCTAACCATGGTGCTTTTGCATTAGCCATATCTTCTGGTGGTGGTATAGCTAACTCATTAATGGATAATACTCAAGACGCAAATGCAACTGAGCTTATTAAACAAATAAGGTTAGAAGAGGCAGGAGTTAATGTTCCGCCCGCTTTACAACAACTTAAGAAGTTAGAAGTTTCTGATGGTTTGCTCAATGAAGCCATATCAGAAGGACTAGAAGGCTTAAACTTAATTGAAGCAGCTCATGAACTACATAAGTATTCAAAAGGAGAAGAGTTCTTTTCTAATATGGCAGTAGAGGTTGATGGCAAAACTCACGGTCCTTCTACAAACTTAATGCAATTAGGCGCCATGTCAGCTGCATATAGAGTTGGCGTGTTAAGACGTGAAGGAGCTACTAAAAATCTTGACGACTTTACTGTTGAAGAACTTTATAATGGTGAAATGGTAGAAAGAGAGGCTCAAGCTGGCGATATTCGAGACGGCATGAAAGCCTATATGCTTAAGCATGGTCAAGCTCACGCAGAAAATTTTGCCGGCAATACAGATCTTTCTCCAATTTTATATAACATTTTGAAGGAAGCAGTTAACGATAGAGAGAACTTTTTGAAAAAGCCTCCTATGACTTTAGCTTATGGACAACTTTTGAAAAACCTTAGCGGCTCAGTAAAAGAGACTGTATTTACAGGTTCAGCAGCCACTAAGATTAGAAAGTTATATGATAACGCTAAAGCGCGTGAATTAATATTGAGCAAAGCACGTAAAAACCAGTCTGCTGATGATGTAGTTGTAGAATTTTTACATGATATATTAGCAGACTCGATAGATGCAGAGCTTCATCCAGACGTAGTTCAAGTCGGACAACTTCTTCGTGCTAATAACGTTGTTGCTATGATGACAAACGAGGTTATGACGATCAAGAACGCAATTGGATCTGATGTTTACATAGGCGCAAAGCATAGCGAAATCATGGACGAGAAAGGCGTACTTAGCTTGCAATTAACTAAGGACGGTAGACCTCAAAAAGTTGGTGGCGTACCGATGTATCGTTCTGAGCCAGCTGGATCAGCATTAAGAGACGGCCGGCCTGGAGGTTGGGGTCGTGGTCGTGTAATTCCCGCCGTTATTCAAGGAATTGATGGCGCATGGATGAACATGACATTTACAGACTCATGGCCTGATCTAAAGAGCGCTTATATGTTACCTATTATGGATGCTATTAAGACTGACCTTGCAAACGGTCGTAAAGTTCGTGAACACGCGAACCGTAATTGGTGGAAAGCTATTCGTGATTATTCATACGTTGAGGAATTGATGGGAACATGGACGCCCACTGCAATAGCAGATTTTCGAAAGAAAATAAAGGACATGGACCCTGATATGGACATTGATATTACTATGGACAGTCCGTACAGAGCCTTTGGCTGGCTCTTAGATCCTTCTGATGGCTTAGATAATAAGCCTTTTGGAAACTTACGTGATACTATAGTAGACGCTGGTCCAATGCCTGCAAGAGCTAAAGGCCAGTCTGTTAAAGACTATGAAAATGCTAAAAAGCAAATAGCTGAGTCTATGGCTAGATCTGTGGTTCCAAAGATGTATGGAAAAGCTGAAGTAGGATTTAATTCTCTTAAGCCAAAGCAACTCTTAGAGTTCTTTGATCGAATGATGTCAGTGCTAGAGCTTGAGTCTCGCAATAGTAAAACAATTGCTAAGACTAGAAAGAACAGAGAAGCGCTGTTTCAAGCGGCTAAAGATAGTACGATATTGCAGATTGATATCGGATAAAAAAAAATAGGGTACCCAAAGCATTACGCTAAGGGTACCCTTTATTTTTTCACTATGTATTGTATTGTTCGTATAAATCAGGATGTAGAGTTCTTGGAATAGGTTGATACCATCGAGTACCGTCTACTCCGTATAAATAATATCCTAAAATAGGAACTTCAGTTCCAGTCTCGCTGTCTCTTTGATAAGACACAAATACTGGCTGATCGTTATAAGTTAATTTAGTTTTTTGTAGACTCATTTGCTTCTACCATTTCATATGTCCAACCTTCCTTTGCCGTTATTTGTAAAGCTCCCATTAAATCAATAGCGTCTTTGTTTGGAAACGGCCCATGAACTAACGTGTTTTTGTCGCCAACATATTTCTTAATGTAATACAGCTTCTTTTGCTTTGACATAGAAGTCCCTTCGTTTTCTAACTTGACGTGTTAATGTTTGTGGAAGAATAAGCTCTTCTCCGTTCTTAAAAATTATGCCGTATTTGTGGATGTCTAGGATCTGGTCGTAATCCAGCCCTAAACACCCGTCACTGTGTATCTTAAACATATTCCTCCTATGCAAAGAAGTGGTCGCTCAATGCAATCTCTTCTATGTCTAATGTTCCTAACTGGTAGTCGTATTGGAAGTCCTGAGGGTTATCTAAGAGCATTTCAGCTATGCACTGATAAAAGTCTTCTTGATTATACATTGATATAAAGACTTGCTTAGTAAGTTCTATTAAAGTCTCTACATCAGTTGCATGAGTAGAAAACGAATCATGAATAGCAGCAAAGTCTCCGTCCCAGTTAGCTATTACTAGCGCCATATGAGCCGCATCCATACTGTGTATGAAGTTAGGGCTAATACCGGCTGCAAAACCACCAGGACTTGGTATCTTCTTACCGTATACTAATCTTGGTTCGTTACCAACATGTTGTATACGCATATCAGATATCCAAGACTTCCACTTAATATCTTCCATTACGTAGTTTTCGTAGTAAACAGGAAAACCAGATGGCGTAGTCCAGCTTATAGTATCTTTCTTTAGCTCAGAAACAATGTAACTTGCCAAGTTTTGTAAGTAGCTCATAGTTTCTAAAGGACCAGGACAAACTTCATCGATAGCTTTTATTAAGTTAAACGATAAGTCGTTACAGTCAGACATTGAGATATTATATTTGCTGTGATAACCTTCTGCATAGCAGTCAGCATACATGTTTAACGCAATTGCTAAATGACCAGCGCTGTAAGCTCTCGTCATAGAACCACGCTTTGATATGCCTTTACGAATATGTTTCATAGGTATATTACGTTGTTCAAACCATTCAGGCATACGCGAAGTCAAGGCTTTAGCTGTCTTTACGTAGAAGTCTTGCGGTATCTCAGTAGGTACTAGACCTACTAACTTTCCTGCCTTAGGATCTTTAGATATAGCTGCTAAATGCTGCCAACCGTTATTAGAGCCATCAATAGGGATTGGTAAGTTGGTTAGATACACACCTCCTTCTGACGAGGTCTCCCAGAATGCATGCCATTCTTTACAACAAGCAACAAAAACAACAGGTTTTTCTGCTTTTTGATGTATTGTTTTATTTTTCCACGTATTTATTATAAAGTCTTGATTGTTGAGAACCCAACGAATTCTATCTTCAATAGTCATCTTGTCTACTGAAATATCCGTCAACCCCTCTGCTTTCAAATGCTCTTCATAATCACACTCACACCAGTCTGGTATAGAGTTTATGCCATATGATTGGTTATACGAACAGGCCGTATGTATAGCTAGATAGTACAAACCTTTCTCATCAAGTATTCTTTTATTCTGGAACTTAAGCATTCCACGTTCTATGTCTTTGCCTTGATAGTTAATATAGCTTTCACGATAATACAGTCTACCTCTATAATCAGCATCTATATACTGATAAAACGGTCTACCTACCAAAGCAGAAGCCTTTTGTACTGTCATGTTATATGAGTCGAATTTACTACGGTTTTTAAGTAATACTAGTTTAGCGTTCCAGTTTACCGCAGCTTCATCATACTTTTCTTGTAGCTTTTCCAGTGGTTTCTGGTTTTTCTTGTTCTTAAGTTTGTTAGTCATACGACGAAGTTCGCCGTAATACTTCTTTTCTAGCGACTTGTTACCCAATTCAGGATTAAATGGAGCGCCATTCCAATATAGTTCTTTGTTTGCCAGCTCTCTATTATTTCCGAATATACAGTAACGATAATTTTTGCCAGTATTATCAGACACCTTTAACTTTTCTTCTACAAACTTGCTTTTGTTTGCTTTTACTACGTTTAAAATGTCTTCATCAATAAGCCATGCTGTGCTTTGTAGTTTATTAATAGCATTTACAAATGGCTCATTAAGTAGAGACTTGAACTCTTTATCTCTGTCAAATCCCCAATGTTTAATGATGGGAAACCCGTTGTCCTGAAATAGTCGAGTAATAGGCTTTATAGGTTCAAACGTAGTATTTTGAATTAGCTCGTCAATTACTACGTCTGGTAAAGTTCCTATTTCTAACCATCGTTCTCCGGTTTCAATCATATAAGGTGCTCTGCTAAACGGACGCTTGCCTACTGGGTTATTTTCCCAAGCGATCTGTGCTTCTGTTGGTGCACGGTAGATCTTAATATATCTACATTCATAAAAACCTTCAAGAACTAGATCTCCAAGCGTAACGTCTGCTCGAAAACCTAGCTCTTGGCCGTTCTTCATAAATACGTTCTTACCGATAGCAACTGATGCCGCTGTAAGCTTGCATGTTGCAGACTCAGAGACAGAAGTTTTACGAAAGTGGTATTGCAATACGGTAAGTGCATCATACACTAACTGCTTGATCGAGAGGTTGTGTTCCTTTACTAGCTTCACTGCCCAACGTTGGGGCGTTGACTCCACTTTCTGCTCCAGATAGTTTATTATCTCTTGCATTCTTTCTCCTCGTTCTGCGGTATGGATTGTGAGCTACATTATATAAGCTACAACCATGCCTTAAGCAGCATTTAATTTCATGGGCTTCTACAATTAAAGCTTCTGCTTCAGTCATGTTTCCACCCTTAATTTCTACAATTTCTTGTATTTCAAACTGTTCTAACTTTTCCAATAGCCATACATGATGGTCATATCCTCTATGAGTTATTTGAAATGGTCGATGAAGTGTACCTTTACCTACATATACTACGTCTAACGTTTCTGGATCTTTATGTACGTATACGCAATACATTTCTTCAGGATATTTAACTACTTCATCGGTACCTTCTCTTACTTTAATACTTCTCAACTTCAACTCCGTTATTTATAAGTAACAACAAAGCCTCTGGCTGATATGATTCTTTGAACACAACTCGTTTTATACGCGATTGAAGCAATAACTTAGTGCATTCAGTACACGGTGATAGAGTCGCATATAACGTGGCACCTTCCGACGACGCGTTTGATGTAGCCAATTTACAGATTGCGTTAGCTTCAGCATGAATTACTTCCCATTTAGTTGTGCCATCAGCATGGCGTGTTTCGTTTTGCATACCATGTGGTGTACCATTCCAGCCATAGCTTAAGATTTGGTTACCTTTTGCTATTACTGCTCCCACCTTATGCTTCGCGTCATGAGACCGCCGAGAAACTAGCTCGGCGATACCCATGTATAGATCATCTTCTTTGATCCTGTTGTTTTTAAGCTTTCCCATGATTATCCTATTGAAAATCCGGTTGTATCATTTATTAATCGTCCCGTTTCTCGGTTGTAAACGGCAGCTCCAGCTGGTCCGGTGAGACCTGTGAATCGTGATTTAAGGACTGTGAATCGTACCTTATTTCGTTCTTCATCTGTTTCTGCTGTAAGGTTTCTTGAGAACGCGATAATATCAAATGAGATTTGTTTGATTGAGCCTGAACCTTTGACGTCGTCGATTGAGGCCATGTTTCCTTCTTCAAAAGCTTTACCTCCTGACTTACGTAAATGACTGATAAGACCTAGCCAAACGTTATGTTTCTTTACTATCTTAAGTAGATCAGACATAACTTTGTCGATAGCTCCATTACCTTCTTTGCCTTCAACTCCTTCCGAAACAGCAATAGTAATGTGATCAAGAACTAGGTATTTGCATCCCATCAAACACATGTATTCTATCTTATCTATAAGAGAGTCGTCACCAACTGAGCCTTGGTGGTCAAGTAAGACAAGTCTTTCATCGCTGAAAACTCTATCAAAGCCTTTACGCAGCTCTTCATCAGGCACTTCTTCATCAGACAAGTTTCGTTCGATAGCCATACTGATAAACTTTTCAGCTGTATCGCCAACGCTTTCTTCCAACGAAATCAAGCCAACCTTATCTTCAGTTTTATCAAGCAAATTTAGAATAATCTCTTTGATAATTGTACTTTTGCCAGAACCTGTACCACTAGTAAACAAGGTAATTTCACCTTGCCTTAGTCCTTTAAGTTTCTCATTCAAACCGTCAAGACAATCAGGATATGGTATAGACTCTGTAGCTCTACGGTCTTTGAACTGGTCCCAGATCTTTTCACCTGTTACAATACCCGCGGGTGAGTAAGTACTTGCTGACCATATAGCCTGGTTTACAGCAGCTGAGCCTTGATCAAGCAAACATTCGTTGGCGTCTTTGTATTTCTCAGTATGTACTACTTTTACTTTATCGAAACCAATAATCTTTGCAGCTGCTTGTACAGCCTTTTGACCTGCTTCATCATTATCAAACCACAATATTACATTTTGAAATTGTCTTACCCAAGCACGATGCTCAAGTAATACTGTTAGCTGATTTGCTGATGGAATTGATACAACAGGCCAAACCTTTTTGCTCGTATTGTATGACGCTTGTGCTACGCTGAGTGCATCAACCTCGCCTTCTGTAATTACTAGCATTTTACCCGCTGAAGTAAACTCTCGTTGCCCGAAGAGCTGCTGCGGCTTGCCTAATACTCTAAATTCTTTTGGTAAGATACGAATCTTATAGCAATCATCTCCATACGGATAGAAATGAGCTGGTTTATCGTTGTATTGGTGAGTCTTTACACCAAAGAATTCAACTACATCCTTCTGAATACCTCTACTAGGCATATCAAGACTAGGATAGTTATGAATATCGGTGATGTCAGTTGATCCAACAATACGCTTATTGGTAGTGGGTTGTTCATCTCCCATGTATTCCTTCTTTCTTGTTTGACACGCAAAACAGTAGGTATGTCCGTCGTTAGGGTCTATCATGACTCCGTCAGAGCTGCCACAATCAGGACATGGATACCTTTTGTTTCCGTGTAAGTTTACAATTTTCTCAGTTCCACTCACGATCATATCTTTCTTTCTTTCTAATTTTCTTTTTCATAGCGTTAATTTGCTTTTGATGTCTACGATTTTTAGCTCTAGACTTTTGGCTAAGCTGTTCAAGTATCATAGCATCTTGTTCAACGATGTCATCAATCAGTTTCTTTGAGTTCTTCAATGAGAATATCTAACCTCTCTTCGCCTTTCTTAACTAGTTCCTTATACATGTGTATTTCGTATACGTATTTATCGTTCCAATCAAAGACATGCTGCAAAGCATCTAATGTAGGCTTTGCAACATTGTCAAGATCACTCGCTTTATTGCTGAACTTTGGAGTCAAAGTTATCTTCAATGGCTTCGTGGTATCGAACTCCCATTCCATCGAGTCCGTAGCTTCCTTGAACCTCATCAGAAAGTTCTTGTACTCCTCCGTTGGATACGTTTGAGTGAACTTCCGTCCGTCCTTTGTTACTATTGCTCGTATTCCCTCCATCCGGTTTGCCGACATCGGCTTTCCCGGTATAACGATCTTCATATCGCCATTCCTCCATGTCCCAAGTCCTCTTCATATATATGAGATTACCTATCATGTTTAGTTGGTTTTCCCAACCACGTCCATACTGGCGTTGCCATTCACTTACAACTTTATCCATACGGTTTTCATAAGTCGTATCTTGTAAGGCCTTTTGCGCAGTCTTTATACCATATCCTTTACGGATTTTAGGTATGCAATCACCCGCATCGCCAATCAAAAGTTGCGTACAAAAGTTCATGTCTGCTGTATCGTCATCAACGAAGTAAACTACTTTACTGTTATAGTTGTAGTGATTACCTGCAATTTGATTTATGTCTTTGTCAATATGCGCAATAATCCAATCGTCTTCTGCTTCACGAGCTTCATGAGCCCAGATACAAACCAAATCATCGGCTTCCATACCATCTGCTGGAACAGCATTCCACTTATCAATGATATGAAAATAAGCGTCATTAAGACGTTCACGAAGATTTTCCTCCATCTTGACTTCTTTGCGTGAAGCCTTGTAGCCTTCATAAATGTCATATCTAAAATTACCTTTACCTTTAACCGCAAGATACGCTTCGTTTGAAAAGCAATCTACCAAAGTATCTCTAATAACTCTATCGACTACGTTTCTAGTATCATGCTTATTATCTTGGGTACAAGCAGCCTTAAATAGAATACTGTCAGCATCTATAAATACTTTCATCTACCTTGTCCTCTATATTTCTTTCGTGTTTTGTATTTTTTGCCTGTAAAAGTAGTCCTTTTACGAGGTTTCAATTCAAAATACATGTTATCTTTTACTATACGCTTTGCCATTTAACTTCTACTCCCCATTCTCCTTTAGGCTGTAAGTCTTTCCGATATAACCACTCAGCTGGACACGTTAACGCGTCAAAACCTGGATTATAGTAAGAGCTATAACACTCTACTATTTTGGTTTTATCAGACTCGTATTCAGATTTAATTTTAGAAAACCAATCTTTAGTTTCCCAGTTATCTGGTATTGGGTGACAAGTATAATTAAACCCGTCACCGAATAAATTAATGGACGTCTGCATAACTTTCTCCAATCTTATAGTCACCACCATCCATACACATTACACCGAAATCTTTTGGTGCTTCACGAAAAGACTCTTGTAGTATTTCACCAACACGTTTAGCGTCTTTATCACTAGCAATATAAGCTATTTCGTCATGATAAAAGATAGCTGGATACGCGTCAAGTTTCTCATCATTAATCTTATTCATAGCATAGCTTGTAGCCGCTTTACAAGTAACGCCTTCTGCAGCTTGCAATAAATAATTAAGTACCTGATAATCACTACGCGCATACACCTTACGGCCGTCAAGACCTGGTATACATCCATATCGGTTATATATTTCTTTGAGTTTTTCGACCAACGAGCCGAATCCTGGTAAGTTAGCCATGAATGCAGCTCTGGCTTCTCGTCCTTTCTTTGCATCGCTTACTCCACACAGCGTTTGACCAAGCTTTGCATCACCCGCACCAAAGAGAATAGCGTAAAGAAAAGACTTAGCCACGCTCCGATTGCAACCCAAAACACTAGCATTCCGTGAATGTTGATCACCGTTAATGACAAGGTCGGTGTAATCGTTATTGCCGACGTAGTGACAAAGACCACGGAGCTGGTTGCCAGCACTGTCAGCGCCAACAACTCTATAACCTGTCTCAGCAATAAAGAGTTCTCTAAGCATGCGACCATACGGAGCATCAACTGCCGGCAAGTTAACGATAACTTCATGACGACAGCGGAAACTTGGAGTACCAACAGTCCACATCCTACCATGAAGTCTAGGATTATTTGATTCGTCATATTTAAGTCTCTCTAACCATGAGTTTATAGTAGCCGCACGGTTCTTAATAGTATAATATCTATCAACCAGTTTACCGATACGACCAAGCTTAGCCAATGATGTTGAAGTTAGCTTAGGTCCTGTGCGTACCCACTGACCAGTCGGTCCTTTCTTTACGTTCCAATCATCAGGTACCCAGCCTATTGTATACAACCACTCTTTTACCAGGTCCATGTTTGATAAAGTAACAGGTTCTATAGTAAACCGTTGAAACTCGTCACCAGGCAGCACGGGTGGGCTGTCAGACACGGCCTCTTCAGCTAAGACGGTACGACCCAAGTATTCCGATAAGATACGAGTAGTTACGGCAGTATAGTAACCCGCTTTGGTATACTTTGCCGTCTTTGGTGTCTTATCAATAAATACTTTAGTAGTTCCAAGTTTTGGTTCTACAATTGACTCAATTTTATTCATGTGTTTATGCATAACATTTAGATTATGCTTTGCACGATTCAAATCAAACAGCCAACCTTTCTTACGAACTTCAGACTCAAATATTCCAATATCATGTTCAACACGTAAGCCTTTCTTAATTAAGCTATTGTTTTCATTAGCCTTTTTAAGTTCTGCTAGTAAAACATGATACACTCTTGTATTTAACTGCACGTCTTGCGTACAGTATTCTAACATTTTTGGTGAGTAAATCTGCCAGCCTTGCTCATTGAATTCAGAGTTATCTTGTTTCTCGTAACCAAGATATTCACCCCAACCACCAAGACCTTGCTTGTGAGGACGATCAAAGTCCAATACTTGCGACATAATCCATGTGTCGATCACAGTAGTTTTCGAAGACGGTTTCCAACCATAAAGCTTTTCCAACGCCATTAAATCAAAGCCAATAATATTATGACCAATTAAGGCATCAGCGGTTTCCATAAATTTCAAACCGGACTCTATAGACGGTAAACCAGGCTGATCAGCGTATCTATAAATCTTTTCTGTCACAGCATCTTGACATACAAGTACGTGACAAACGGTCATCTCCTCCAAGAGACCATTAGTTTCTATATCAAATACTAATTGCATAGCAATCCTTTCTATCTTATAATTCTTCTAGTAGCGGCGCTTCTGCGACGCCTTTATTCTATGATTATATTAGACTCTTCAATAGAACAGCTAGGACAAATGTCAGTTTCATCGTCAATTGTCATAACCTGAAACTCATCACCACACTTAGGACAAGTAGCTATTTCTAACTCTTGCCCTAAGAAGTCTATTTTATCATTCATTTTAGTTCTCCTATAAGAAGTCAGCAGTATCTCCATGATTACCTTTGTGGTCAGGTCCTTGCCAATTAGCAGGCTTTATCAAATCCGGTAAGCCAAACGGATTAGGACGGCTAGCCTTGACTCCGGGTTCTTTGGCCATATTAGC